GTGATGTCAGCATCGTTGAACCCACCACCAGAAGGAGTGTCAAACACAGCAGGTTCATACTCTTCACTATCAACGGTAGGCACAGCATTACGCTGAGTGATACCAAGTACAAGGTTCAATCGCTTTTCAAGTTCTTCGTAGGTTTTGAACTGGTCCTTGTTAGTGAACGCTTCCAAGGAGTATTCCTGTTTCCAGGTTGCTTCAAGTTCGTCATCGTCTGCAGAAAGAGCAGAAACAGAATCAAACTCAGAGCTATCATAGTTCCAGTAACCTGCGACCTTTTTGATCTTCAGTTTAAAATTAGCACCTTCCCAAAGGTCAAAGACATTGACAGGAGTCTCGTCTTGGAACTCAGGTTGCATGGCAGCAAGGATCTTATCATGGATCTTCTTACCATACTTATAGAGGAGCACCTTACCCTCGTTCTCAGGGTGCTTAGGATCCTTCACGACATAGATGTTGCTGTAATACTGGAGCTTACGCTTCTGCTTACGAGCAGTCTCTTTGTCTTCATCACTACCGCTGTTCCAGAGACGGCGGTTGACTTCACCAACGGGATCCTTCTCGCCAAGTGTAGTCAAGGAATTCTCAATGTACCAACCACCAACTCCTTGAAAAGCGTGGGAGTACAGTTTTGCCCATGGGATGGTCTCACCCTCAGGAGCAGGAAGGAAACGAATAACTGCGTATCCATTTCCAGAAGCGTCAACCTCTGGTTTCCAGAACCTATCATCAACGTTCTTACCGCTGGATGATTTCTCTAGTTCCTTCTGCAGGAATGAAAAATTGTTCTGGGATTTACGCTTGAGATCTGCGAATGACATTAGATTACCTCGGATTGTTTTGGATTTGGTTTGTGTGTTGGGTCTTACGTGCGAACCAGTCTCCCAGTCCCTTCTGCCCAACGATGTAATAGTAGCAGGTCAGTGACGTGGCGTCAACCACCTGCCTCCAGTTGTTGCTTCATACGTGCCACTTTATCAAGTAGCTCTTGAAACATTTCTTCAATTGTTTTTTCAGGAGTTGCACCTAACATGATTACACCCTGCTTCATCGTCTCAACAACGGACTTTGCCTCAGGGTCTTCGCTCAGTTTAGCACGAGCATAAAAAATTTGCTGTTTGTTTATAAGTTTTTCTAGTGCATCAAAGTATTCCATCTTCCTCTCAGGTTCAAGGAGGATGAAATTCATGGCAGATCTAAAACAGAACTGCTGTAACTCCAGCATCTCCTGTATGTCACCTTTAACGATATCGGAATGGAAGAAGCTCATACTAGCATTAATTTTGCACGACTTGTTTTTTTCATAAAGTTTAGTTGCTGTGCCTCGTGGCGCAACTTTTCTTTAAGAGGTTTGCTGATCAATTTGTTTACACTATCTAGTTCAATTTCATTCATCTCACAGTAGTGGATGACCGAATCAATGTAATTCATATCTGGATTGTGCAATGCAATCTTTTCCACTTCCTGCGAAAATTTCGCAGCGGTCATAAATTTATCCTCTAATAATTGTTTTTTGTCCATATCGTTCTTGGTATTCGTCGATGTAACTCATAAGTTTCATAAAGAATTCTTTCTTAGGTGGGTGAACCACCACTTGAGTTTCTCCGTTCTCACAAGCAACGATAGTCACGAGTTGTTTAACACTCAACCCGTAATTTTCTTGCAACATACAAGCGTATGCTGTCTCCTGAACGAAGTAGTCGTAAAGATATTTCTCACGCTTGGGTTCTTCTGCTGTCTTAAAATCAATTATAGACAACACTCCGTCGAACTCAGCGATACAATCTACACGCCCTGCTAACTCTAGATGTCTAGAGTAGAGTGCTGCTTCCTGTAAGTAAATATTATTTATGCGGTCCAAAACAGGGCGACTGTGATGGAACATAAGAACAGGAAGTGGGAACTTACTATACTTTTTCAGGTCTAGGTTGTTGTTAAAGTAATCCTCAGCAATAGAGTGATACTTTGTGCCACGACCAGTGGCGCGAGCAGACTTTGCATTAGCTGCCTTCTCACCAACACGAGCACGCCACCTAGCAATGCCCGCCATCTTTTCTCTGTTGTTACTAATCACGGTGGTGACAGACGGAAACTTGAAACCCTCTGGTGTCAGGTACATGCGTTTGCCATCCACCTGCTCAGCAGACATTTCAATAGGTTCGATCTCACCTACGTGATTAAACAATTTCATAGACCCAGATTAATTTTGTTGATGAGATAAGATTTGACTAGACCAGAACGAACGATGTCTTCGATACCAAACTCAACCAATGCAAACTCCTCCATGTTCTGAAGGATGCGTTGGAAGTCAATGATACCTGTACGCTCACTGATCTTTTGCAAGTCAGTCTGTGCTGCATCACCACAGAATACAATCTTACTATCCTGTCCAACACGAGTGATGATACTATCAAGTTCATGGAAGTTTAGGTTCTGACACTCGTCAATGATAACAATAGCATTGTCTAGTGTAGTACCACGAATGAAACTGGTAGACCAGAATGAGATAGTTTCTTGTGCCTTTAGGTTATCATAGAGCATCTCATATGATGCATCATCAGGCATCTCAAACATGGATTGTACCATGTTTTTATATGGTATTTGATAGAGAGAAGACTTATCTTCATGATCTCCTGGGAGGAAACCAATCTCTCTGGTAGCAACCAAAGAACGAACGATATAGATCTTTTCATATGGCGTGTACTCATTCAGCACATCTTTAAGTGCCTTGTACAGTGCAATAAAACTCTTACCTGTACCAGCAACACCATAGGCATAGATCATCTGACCCTTATCCCACTCATCAAAGAAGATCTGTTGATTGTGAGTAAGAGGTTCGATAGGAAGCATGTATGCTTCATCAATAGGTTTACGACGCTTGCGTTGCTTCGCTGTCATACCTTGTCCAGGTGCTTTAGTTGTCTTCTTTCTAGCAGGCATATCAGTAGTTGTATTTGTCAGTAATGGTTTTGTTTCGTGGTGCTTTAGGGATCACCTTGTTCTTCATAATGTCTTTCCATCCAGGATGGGTCTTCGCCATCTTGTCTCTCCAGTCACCAACTTCACCAGAGGCAGGACATGTAGACGGATCACTCCAGTCTCTCTGCCAGTCAGGGTTATCTTCACACCACTGATCCCACTCTGCCATGGTCATACGAACATCTTTTTGTTCGCCAGTTACTTTGTTAACTACTGGGTACGTCGGCATCTTTTTTCTCCTTATTAAATCCGAAAGGTGCAAGTTTATCTTCTACTCGCTTCTTCATAGCAACACCCGCGAGTGCTTCCATAATCTTCAGAACCTGCTCAGGTTTAGCACCTTCACCTAGTTCCTTAGCGATGTAATCATACTTAGGCCAGAACTCCTCGCCTGCTTCTTTGTATTCTTCTAGTGTAATAGGTTTCATAACCACTCCAGTGCTTCAGCACAAATAGGGAACTGTTCACAGAACACACGACGTGCATCCAATGCAATGTCCATGTGTTCTTTCTGTGTACCATTAGCAGAACGCAAATCAATGTAATGGATCCATGACCGAACTGAACCAGTCATGTAAATTTTTGTTGGTACTGCCAAAGGTAGCACCATTCTAGCACATTCCTTCGCAATTCCCAAGCGTAACATCTGTTGATAGATGTCCATGCTGCTTTCAAAGTGACGCTTGATAACGATCTCAAGTTCTTGCTTAGTGAAAGGATCAACATCATCAATAGAATTCTGTCTGTTCTTAGTGTCTTGAGAACGTAGATCAAACAGAGGGATTTGATCTGCCAACATAGAACTGTCAGCATAGCGTTGTGAAAACTCTTGATATGTAAAGCTACGGTGCCTAAGGATTTGAGCTGCGATTGCTCTGGTAGTAGAAATCTCCAGAGTCATGTGTGCCTGCTCAAATACAGACCAGTGGTTGTGCTTGATACAATATGCTAGGAGACCAGCAACCTTAGGATTCTCCTGGTTGTTCGGATTGCTCACCCTCGCCACGTAACCCATCGTCTTTTCTGCGTCTGGTGTTACGGTTACTAGTTTCACTGAGTTCATTACCAAATCCCTTCTCCTGCTTGCGGCGTAATTGTTTTTCTTTTAGTAAAATTTTAGCACGAGCTAACTGTAATGCCATATACTTTAACTCATTCTCTGAGTATAAGTCAGGGCGAACTCGTGCCTCTTTAAGTGCTTTCTTTGCTAATCTAATTTGATCTTTTAGTCGGGTCATAGTACGCTTTGTAGTAGGCAACGATTCCGTCTGTCTTCACGTTGCCCTGGGATACCCAGTCGTGAATACATTCGTAAATGCTCTGACTGCTGTAGCGTGGGGATCCATCTGAGCACATCTCAGATCCAAATTTATGAAGCAGGATATTTAATCCTTGTGTTCTTACATCCATTCGTTCATCACTGTAGCGCCAGTCAGTCTGCATATCCGTCATCGTCATTCTCCGAGGTTAATACTCTGGGTGTTGTTTTACTGATGTGTTCATCCCATGGGTGAACATATTTGTATGCATCCACGTCCGAGTATACCTCAGATTCTAATGCGTTAACAAGTGACTTAAGATTTTTGACGATGAGTTTAAGTCTTTCTCTATCCATATTTAGATTACAGATGTGACCAGTATAACATAAAAAAAGAGGGGT